GTGAAAGAAAACAATGGTTTGTGTTTGAAATTTGTTTCTCCGGGAAACCCCGGCGTGCCAGATAGGATTGTCATAACCCCCGATGGCAGGACAATCTATGTGGAACTGAAAACGGAGGTTGGCAGGCTTGCCAAAATTCAGAAATGGCAAAGGAGCGAACTGGAGAAACGTGGTGCGGATGTCCGTGTACTTTTTGGGATGGATGCCGTGAAAGAATTTTTGAGGGAGGTTTTTGACTGATGCAATTTACACCGCACAATTATCAAAGCTACTGCATCCAGCGTGTGGTTGATGACCCTGCGGTTGGTTTGTTCCTCCGTCCCGGTCTTGGCAAAACCGTCATCACCCTCTCTGCTATCAACATTCTCAAGTATTTCCGCTGGCAGGTGCAAAAGGTGCTTGTGGTGGCCCCTAAAAAAGTGGCTGAGGCAACCTGGAGCAAGGAGGCGGCTAAGTGGGACCATCTAAAGCATATCCGCACCGCCACGGTGCTTGGCTCATCCGCAAAACGCATCAAGGCACTCAACACGCCTGCGGATGTGTATGTTATCAACCGGGAAAATGTGGAATGGCTTGTGGACTACTACAAGCAGGATTGGCCCTTTGACATGGTGGTGCTTGATGAGAGCACCAGCTTTAAGAACAGCCAGAGCAAACGCTTTAAGGCTATGAAACGGGTGCGGCGGTTTATCAAAAAGATGGTGCTGCTGACCGGCACCCCGTCCTCCAAAGGTTTGATTGACCTTTGGGCACAGGTTTATTTGCTGGACGGCGGGGCACGGCTTGGCGAAACCCTCGGCGCTTACCGTGAGCATTATTTTGACCCCGACCAGCGGAGCCGCACGCAGATTTTCAGCTATAAGGCAAAAGACGGTGCGGAAAACGCCGTTTTGACCGCTATATCTGATATTTGCATCTCCATGAAAGCGGAGGACTACCTGCAACTACCGGACTTTATCCAGCATGAAATCCCTGTGATGCTGGATGCCAAAGCCAAAAAAGCCTATGACCAATTTGAGCGTGACCTTTTGCTTGAGGTGGATGAGGATGTTATCACGGCCGGCACCGCAGGTGTTTTGGTTGGAAAGCTGCTGCAATTCTGCAACGGTGCCGTGTATAGCAATGAGGGGCATGTGGTGCCGGTGCATGATTGCAAGCTGGAGGCGTTCCTGGAACTGCTTGAACAGCTTAACGGAGAGCACTGCCTCACATTCTACGGCTACCAGCATGACCGTGACCGCATCCTTGAGTGCCTGCAAAAGCACCGCAAAGACCTCCGTGTGCGTGTTTACAAGGGTGTGGAGGATGAGGAGGCGTGGAACGCCGGAGAGGTTGATGTGCTGCTTGTGCATCCGGCAAGCTGCGCCTATGGTCTAAACCTCCAGCAAGGCGGCCGGCATGTGGTGTGGTATGGGCTCAACTGGTCCTTTGAACTGAATGACCAGGGCAACTGCCGATTGTACCGCCAGGGCTCTCCGTATGAAAAGGTTTTTATCCACTACCTCATTGTGCAAGGCTGTGAGGATGAGGATGTTATGGCAACGATACAGGACAGAGCAGACACCCATGAGGCTGTCATGCGCGCCCTTAAAGCGAGAATACGAAAGGTTAAGGAGGAAACAGCATGACCGAACAGGAACGATTGAAAACGGACACCGTTTTTGTTGATACCGTCATCCGTGAATGTGCGTTGATGACGATACAAAAAGAGGCGGATGCACAGAGGATTGCAGAACTTGAGGAGCGCCTTGATGCGGTATCAGCCATCCCACCGGCAGAGCCGTCCGCCGCACTGCAAAGGCAGCTTGACAAGGCTGTTGCCGACCTGCATTTTGTTATGGCGGGAGGTGACCCCTGCAAGATATGCAGCACCAAGTGCACCTTTGGAGAAAAGAACTGCAAGCCGCTATGGCGTGGAGAGGCAGGTGGCGAATTATGACTTTGAAAGAACTGTCACAGCTTTATTATCTCAACCGTGAGATTGAGATGGACAAACGCCGCTTGCAGGAGCTGGAGGCACAGGCGGTGTCCTGCACGCCCAACCTCACGGGTATGCCGCACGCGCCGGGTGTGTCAGATAAGGTTGGGCGCTACGCTGCGGAGATTGTTGACCTCAGAGGCATCATTGAGGCAAAACACCAGCAATGCCTATATGAGCGGAGCCGTCTGGAGAGGTACATATCCGATATTGAGGACAGCTACCTCCGGTTGGCGTTCACCTATCGGTTTATAAACGGCTTGCCGTGGGAGCAGGTTGCCGCCTGCATCGGCGGAAGTAACACCGCAGACGGCGTGCGGATGATGTGCAACAGATACATCAAAGCAACGAATGATGACACAGAGCAGTAAGTTGTTCGCTTTGTTCGGTGCGTCTGTGCTATACTGATACCGTGGGTGTATGCCTCAGATAAGAGCAACGCCTCCTTGGTTGGAACGGTGGCAAAGTGATGGAGAATGTGAAACCAGACCTTTGCCGCCGTTCTCTAATTTTGATTATTTCAAAAGCTGTCCCGTAACACACACGGGCGGCTTTTTATTTTGACATAGGGGTGGTGAGTGTGGCGAAACTAACTGAAAAGCAAAAGCGTTTTGTTGCGGAGTACCTGGTGGACCTTAACGCCACACAGGCTGCTATCCGTGCCGGATATAGTCCCAAAACAGCAAACCGCATTGGGTCACAAAACTTGTCAAAAGTTGATGTTCAGGCCGAAATTGAAAAACGGCGTGCGACACTGCGGAACAAGCTGGAAATCACACAGGAAAAAGTGATTGAGGAACTTGCCGCTGTTGCTTTTGCCAACGGTGCTGATTTTGCCCAGGTCACGAAAACGGGACTTGTCCGCATCATCCCCACGGAGGATATACCGCAGGACAAACGCAAAGCCATTGCCTCCATCAAGGAGGGCGCGAATGGCACAGAAATCAAGACCTATGACAAGGTGCGTGCCTTAGAGCTTTTAGGCAAGCATCTGGGCGTGTTTGACAGCAACAACGGTGTCGCTGCCGAACAGGAAAACAACATCTTTGATGTTATCGACCAAAGCACCAGAGAGGAGTTGGACACCAGTGCAATATCAGAAATTGAGCACCCGGCAAAACCTGGCAATGACCTGGTGGAATAGACCCGGCTTTGAGGATTATGAGGGCATCATCTGTGACGGCTCCATCCGTTCCGGCAAGACTGTTGCCATGACGGTTGGCTTTATCATGTGGGCAATGTCTAATTTCAGCGGTCAAAACTTTGCTCTGTGCGGCAAGACCATTGAGAGCTTGCGGCGAAATGTAACCAGCAACCTCTCTGCGTGGCTGTGTGGCGTGTTCACTTTCAAGGAGCACCGCACGGAAAACAAGATTGTGGTGCGCGCAGGCAATAAGACCAACAGCTTTTATCTGTTTGGTGGTAAAGACGAAAGCTCACAGGATTTAATCCAGGGCATCACACTGGCAGGCATCCTGCTGGATGAGGTTGCTTTGATGCCGGAGAGCTTTGTCAACCAGGCAACTGGCCGCTGCTCCGTGGACGGCTCCAAGCTGTGGTTTAATTGTAACCCTGCTGGCCCGTCCCACTGGTTTTATACCAAGTGGGTGCAGGAGGCAAAAAAGCGTAAACTGCTGCACCTGCACTTTACGATGGATGACAACCTCAGCCTCTCTCCTGCCGTCAAGGCACGATATGAAAGCCTTTACTCCGGCGTGTTTTATGACCGCTTTATCCGTGGCTTGTGGGTGGTTGCTGAGGGGCTTATTTATACTATGTTCAATAAGGATTTCCATGTGGTTGAAACGGTGGCAAGACCTTATGACAAGTATGTGATTTCCTGCGACTACGGCACCGTAAACCCCACCAGCATAGGACTGTGGGGGCGTGCTAACGGCAAGTGGTACCGGATGCGTGAGTATTACTTTGACAGCCGCAAGGAGGGACGGCAGCGCACCGATGAGGAGCATTACACGGAACTGGAAAAGCTGGCAGACGGCTTGCACATTTCCGCCGTCATTGTAGACCCCTCCGCCGCATCGTTTATTGAGGTCATCCGCAGGCACGGGCGTTTTCGTGTAGAAAAAGCCTCCAATGCGGTGATTGATGGCATCCGCAATGTGGCAACCAGGCTGCAATGCGGTGACATTTTTATTTGCGATTGCTGCACGGACTGCATCCGTGAGTTTGGGATGTACCGATGGGATGAAAAAGCCTTGATGGATAAACCGATAAAAGAGAATGACCACAGCATGGATGATGTCCGCTATTTTGTGCACAAAGTCTTTGCTCCGGAGTTGTTCAGTTTCAAATAGTGAGGTGAAAACAGTAAAATGGTTGTGCTAAATTTAAGAGATTTTTCCGTCCCTCTTTCCACCAACTTTGGGAGGGGCATGACAGATAAGCGTTTTTTAGAGCTTGAAATTACAGAGTGGCTGCGCTCCCCGGAACGCAAAAAGCAACTTGCCGGAGAGCATTACTACCACGGTGACCAGGAGGCTGCACACCGCAGGCGGTTGGCGTTGGATGAGGACGGCAAGCCTATTGAACTCAAGCACCTGCCTAACAACCGCCTGGTCAATAACCTATACGCCAAAATGGTTGACCAGAAAACCAACTACTCCTTTGGGCGCCCGTTCTCCTTTGACACGGACAACAAAGAGTATGCGGAGGCGCTTAGCACTGTTTTTGGGCAGCGTTTCTGCCGTACCCTCCGCAATGTTGGTGAGGGTGCGATTATCGGCGGCAAAAGCTGGCTCTATCCATATTACAACGGCGGTGAGCTTTGTTTCAAACGCTTTCCCGCAGATGAAGTGCTTGCCTTTTGGGCGGATGCAGACCACACTATCCTTGATGCAGCGGTGCACGCCTATGTGGTGCTGGAGTATGACGAAAGCGAACACATCAAGGAGGTGGTCAAGGTTGAGGTGCTGCACGGCGGAGGCGTGGATTGCTTTATCCGCCACTATGACGGCACATTGGAGCCGGATGCAAGTGCTTACTCCGGACCATACACAACGGTGACCGACCCCAAAACGGGCGAGGTCAAAGGCTATAATTGGGAACGCATCCCGCTTGTGTGCTTTAAGAGCTCCCACCATGAAATCCCCCTTTTGTCCAAGGTCAAGTGCCTCCAGGATGCTTATAACAACATCCTCAGCAACTTTGCCAACCAAATGGAGGAGGACATCCACACCACCATCCTGGTTATCAAAAACTATGACGGTGAGGACTTGGGCGGTTTTCGTAAAAACCTTGCCGCCTATGGTGCTATCAAGGTACGCTCCTATGAGGGCTCTGACGGCGGCGTGGACACGCTGGAAATCAATGTGAACGCCGAAAACTATAAGGTGCTGCTCCAGATGCTCAAGGATGCTATCATTGAAAACGCCAGAGGCTATGATGCCAAAGACGAAAGAATGAACGGCAACCCCAACCAAATGAATATCCAGAGCATGTACTCTGACATTGACCTTGATGCCAACGCCATTGAAATGGAATTTGCCGCAAGCATGGATGAGCTTTTGTGGTTTGTCAACGCCCACTTTGCCAACACCGGCAAAAAGAGCTTTGACGGCACCAAGGTAAAAATCATCTTTGACCGGGATGTGCTCATC